TGCTCGGCAAGTATCGGTGCGGCTTGCTCTATTACCTCACCGATGCCCTCCATAGTGCGCTCAATGGCTGGAATAATCTGGTTGAGAAGTCCTTCGCCCTCGTTTTCGCCTACGATAGCAACCACAAGGTTGTCCATAAGCTGTCCGAGGTCAGCATTTGGATCAGCAAGCCCTGTTACAAGGTTCTCCCATGCTGATTTTGTCATAGCCAAAGAGCCTTGAATTGTAGTAGCCGCTTCTTTCGCCGTGTTGCCGTACAGCCCCATGTCCGTAACGCCTTTTTCAAGCATCTTGGTCACGGCTTCTTGATATTCGTCAATCGGTACGTCTGTCAGCTTGCTATAGCTGTCTGACAGAAAACCTGCTGCTTGTGCCTGCTCTAAAAAGCCTTTAGATGTCGCCGGCAGGATACCCGAAAATTGGTCGGCTATTGATTGATACGAACTTGTTGACCGGGTAATGAGTGCATACTTGTCATTCAGCTCGTTCAGATTGCGCCCCGTACCACTTGCGTAGTCCGCTATGGCTTGCATACCTGTTTTCGCCGTATCATAGCCCTTTTGGTCGCCCATAGTCTGCGCAAAGGCCGCACCTGTCTGGTTTATAGCCGCGAGGTATTCGTTGGCTGACATATTGAGGTTTTTGTATGCGTTGTTGGCATCTGCAAAAATCTGCTCTATGTTAGCTTGGTCAAAAATCTTTTCAACACCGCCGGCAAGCTGTTCATAATTTGAGTATGCCTCTATGGACTTTTTAGCGAGGTTCCCGACAGCGACAGCGGACGCGCCGACAGCCGCAACTGTAGCCGCACCTGCTATCTTGGCAGCCTTGCCAGCCATCGCCCACTTTGACGACATGCCTTCGATGCCTTCTCCGGCTCCCTTTATGCCTTTTTCATATTCACTTGAGTCGAGCGTTATCTTCGCTACTAAATCGAATAAATCCATTATTCGTACTCCCTCAGTTTTTGCTTGATTCCATCAATTATGTCTTCTGCCGTTCTGCCCGAATCCTTCTGTGGGTATATGATGTCTGTGTATGTTTTTGCCATATATACCGCACCCTCTTTGCCGAAGCCTTTAGCCACGTTCTCTGATATGTTTTTAAGCGATTCTCCAACATAGGCACGATAGACCTGATCCAGATATAATTGATGTCGTTTAGCGTTCAAGTATGAGAGGAATGGCTTTACTTCCCTTCGACCTCTGTATTCTCCGTAGCAGAGCCAAAAGAGGTCTCGTCCGTCTTCTGACCCTGCGACTGAAAAAGGAAATTGAACTCCGGCCTGTTGAACAGTTCCACAAGTTTCACCGGGAGTGTCAGAATATCGCATTCATATTCGTCTGCCGGTACGCCTTCAGTCATTGCCATGAGCTCAAATACCGCCCGTGAGTGGCCTTTGAGTATGCGCTTTGCCATTTCGATTTTGTTGCCTGATCTCGCAGCCGAAACAACTTCCGCATCTGTGGCGATCTCCGTTATAGGGTCAAACATGTCTGCAAGCAGTTCTATTGCCTTTTCGTTCTTGATCTCGTTGAGTTTCATAGCCATTCCTCCTTATGCTTTGCGCCTATGCTTCTGCCGAATAGAAGACCATAGGTACTACGTCCTGTGCGTTGATTGATACGTGACCTGTGAGCGTGACAGCTACCTGTCCTTTACCAGCCTTTGTTGTGGTCAGCGCAAATCCGTCTGTTGAAAGAGCGTTTTTAAGCTGAATAGCAACGAATCCGCCGTCAGCTCTGTCGCCTACCCACCAGAGGTCTTGGAAGTCTGTCTCCTTCAAGTCTCTTCTCGGCACAATCTTGGTTGTGTCTGTGCCGTCAATATCAGCCGCACCAAGCGCCATTTTAATCTGTGCTGGCGATACGCCAAGTGATGTGAAGCCGAGTGTGCATTCCCACGAATCAAGGTGCTTCAGTTCCTTTGTGTTGATTGGGCAGTTATCTACATCTTCTCCGAGGTCGGAATAGGTCGGAACGCAAGACGCAGATATTCCGCCAGTTGTGGCGCAGATAATTGCGCTGTCTGCTGGTGCCGCTGGCGATGCTGGGTTGAATGTGTTGAGAAGCACGCCCGCATCAAGCTGCATTTCCTCGAATGTGCTCTGCGGTATTACAGTAAACATTCCCATAGTTGTACTTCCTTTCTACGGAGCCAAAAACTCCGCCATGATGTTTAAATAGATCCTTCTGGTTGAATCGTCCTCGTCTGCCACACGCTGAGCAAAAGGTGTGCCGCGTGTCACGTACAGAAAGCCTTTCTGCAGCGGTATTGTCTTTACCTGTATAAGCGCATCAGATATTTCTTCCGCTTTCTGTGATATTTCTTCCCACGACATAGTGTTCAGTTTCCATATCGAGGCAGACAGCGGTATTGCCCTGTCGAGGCTGTCTATCGTGGCTTCATACGTAATATAAAAATCCCCTAGGTTTGCACCTTCGGGGACTGTCGTTGTTTCGTATGCAGGTATGCCGAACGAATTCCAGAAATAGTTTAGTGCTTGAAATTTATCAAGAGCGTCAGTTAACTCCCTTGCGGTCATGATGTAACCTCCCACTCTTCCGCTGTGCATTGTCTCATATCAAGGCCGGCGCTCATTGGTGTGTACTTGTCATCACCGTCCGATGTCACACGGAATATCTTGTTATCACGCAAGCGCTTGAACACATCGTGATACTCCAGCGTCAGACTCTTTGCGGTCGTTATAGTGTACAGACTCGTCACGCCCTGTATTTCACCTACACGCGCTTCGATTGATGTGTCGAACACTATCGCCGCTTTGAATTCTGCGCCCTCTGTCCATTCCGTCTTGTATCCACCGTATCCGTCATCGACTCTTGCTTTGTTCAGGAATACACAGTTTTCCATGGCCTCGTCTAACAAACTCATATTTTCCTCCATCTATTCAATTCGCTTGCAAATGTGCTTTGCCATGTAGGGTTTGAACCTGATCCGGCATTCCCCCGTCCCGCGTTGGCTTTAGTGTAGCTGTAGCCACCGAACGATTCAGATGAATACGGAGATGAGACCGAATCCCCGTACTTGGTTTCCCATTCCGAAATTCGCTCCGATAAGTCGATAACTGCAGGAGGGACAGCCATCGCCCATATCGCACCCCTAAATACCTCGTCAGTTAATTCGTCTACACCGTATTCGTGTACACCGTCATTGAATACAGACCCTATAACGCGAAAAAACTGACCGTTCTGCAAAGAACCGTCGGGTACGATAATCGCTCCATTTTCTATCGTGAATGTATCGAAATACTTATCACGCTCAAACCAATTCCTAAGTTCTTGACACAGTTCGGTCAGTCCCATTTTATTTCTCCTTGCTTTTACGCTTTTTGATTTCTTCTATCAGCGGCACGCCTATCTTGTTATCAGCTGTAGACAGCTCGGTGATTCTTGCTTTGTTAGCTTTTATTCCCTCACGCGGGAATTTATCACCGACATGGTAATAATAAGAGCCATCTTGAAGGTCTAAAAATTCGTGAATAACTTTATACATGATTATCTCCTTGCTAATCGGCGAACTGAATGTGCCGTAATAGGTGTCCGCAGTTAACCCTTGTATCTGTGTAAATTAGAATACTGTTCGCTTTGCATTGCTCACAAAAATACAAATCTTCTGACAGCATGCCTTTGTCTTTATAATTCACCCAGTCATACCACGGATACTCGATTTTCCTTAATACATCTGTCTTGATCAGCGCACAGCCCATGCCGCCACCATGTATACGCACCTTGTACTCACCACTCTCCTTCAAAGCCGCTAGCTCTTCAGCCGTGTACTCACTTTCAAGTGGATAGTTGAAATATATCGCACCTGTCTCGGTGAGCAGTTTGCATACGCAAGTGCGTCCACGGTATATATTGTCAGCATCTCGATGTGCATAGAATCCGAGGCACACGTCTTTGGGATCATCAAGCATATTGATTAGTGCGTCCTTTGGTAGAACAACATCGTTGTCCACCATCAGCACATAATCAACTCCGTTGTCGAGTGCAAGCTGTGCTATGCGATTCCTCGCCGTTGCACAGTCATAGCCACGGACAAACTCGAACGAGGCTTCATGCCCTGATACATCCAAATCGTATATGGACTTGAATGTATCAGGGTAAATATTCTCGAATGTCGGTACTGCTATCAGAACCCTCATTCTTATGCACCTGTAGCTCCAGTTGCACCGCCAGCACCACTAATGGATACTACTGCGATACCGTCAAGGTACTCTGCCCACAGAGCCATGCCCATAAGAGCGTAGCTTTCGCCAACGGCTGTGGAGTAGTTGCCTTGAGCGTGGAATCCGATCAGATTTGTTTCGCCCTGAGTTGTGTACTCAAGACCGAGCTTTGCGAAGTCGCTGTCGCTTGGATCGATGTAGTACAGATCAACGTTCTCGACAGGAGTAGCAAGGACTCTGTTGCGAGGAACTTGAGCCGCTGGAAGCAGGAACAGAGTTCTGTATCCCATGAAGTTCTCGATGTAGGTAAGACCGAATGCAGTCTGAACGGTGATGTTCGCCGCTCCGAGATAGTCGTATGCATCGAGAATGTTAGCGAAGCCAACGACCTCGGTAACTTCCTTCTGCATCGTAGCGAATTTATCAAGCACAAGACCCTGTGCCTTTGCGAGTGCGGCTTGCCATGTGGTAGCCGTTCCTGTGAGCGATCCTGTGTTCAGGAAAGTGTAGAACTTACCAAGAACTACGTTCTGAAGCTGTGACAGGAATGCATCATCAGACTTCTCGATTGCGACCTCTGCGCCGTAATTGACAACGTCCTCGATCGGTACTGCCTTTGCGTACTTTTCAACGGTAACGTTAGCCTTTGCCGCCTCTACGATAGTTGCCTTGCTGTAAGGAATTACCTTACCAGCTCCGACAGTACCTGATTCAAGTGCTACGCTTGCGGTATAGGAAACGAGCGATGTTCCAGCCGCTTTCCTGATCGGACGCATGATGCCGAGAATATTTCTCAGTGACTCCCAGTTATCGCCGAAGCGAGTAACAAAGTCGACCTCTCTTGCGGTTACGTTAGTGTATACATTTGGAAGTGAATCTCTTGGAGTTGTGAAGCTCTCTACGTTTGTAACTGCCATTGTTTTATTTCCTTTCTGTTATCATTCGCTCATATTCTCCATAAGGGCTTTCTGACGCTCTGCTGCTGACAGCACATAGCGCCCGTGATCGTCCTTTTTGTAGATATCAGCCTTTGTCATCTTGTTGCCGCCTACGTTTGCAGGTGGATTCTCAGTATTCGCGCCGCGTGTAGACTCCGAAACGATGTATTTTGCATACTTTTCTTTGATGCCGTCCATGCGCTTGTCAGCGTCCACTATCTTGCCGCTGTCATCGAGCTGGATTTCGTCCAATGCCGTGAATTTCACGATGTCATCAATCCAATCGCTTGATACCTTTGCATCTTTCAGCAGAGCCTTAAAAGCCTCGGCCTTTGCCGCCTTTGTCTGTTCTGCCTTTACGGATGCCTTGTAGTCCTCGAAGTCCTTGTGCTCCTTTTCATAGCGTTCTTTGTATGAGTCGGTGCCCTCGGACGCTTTCTTCAGTACTTCAAGTTCTTTCTGCACACCAGCGAGCTTTTCAGAGTCAGCCTTGTACTTATCTCTGTCTTCTTTCAGAGCGTCGGTGACTTCCCTGTGTGCCTCGATGATCTCGTCAATCTTTTCTTCTTCAATGCCCATTGCTTTGAGCATCTTGCGCGTAAATGCCATTTGTTTACCTCCTGTGCTTCGGTTACGTTGCTTTGTAATTCGGTTTTAACCATTAAAAAATCCCCTTTCGGGGAGTGGTAACGGATGCTGGTATCGCACCAACTTAACGCGGTTCAAAGCCGCGTGCATTACTTTTATGCTAATCCGCCATATTGCCCGCCCGGAAACACCGAACGGGTAAGAGAAAGGAGATACGAAAACCCTTTATACAAGCTATCCTCTGGTGAATTCTTCTTTGATTATCGCCTTTATTTCACTTATGTGATTTCGCACGCCGTTAGTAAGGAACCGCTTTTCCTTTACGCCACGGCTTGTGCCTAGTTCTTGAAATATCGCATACTCCACATCGGTGCCGATATTTACTGTGTCATCGTTTTCCATTTCGTGATGTATGCTATTACGAAGCCGGCCTGTATCAACAGGCGCGTCCTGCTTTGCATAGCTTTCCACGGTAGCGCCGCTTCGCATAAGCGCACGCTTCTTTACGTCCACAAGGTTTTCAAGAATAGTATTCGTGTTGTCTATCTTTACTTCTATCGTTACCGCCATCTATCTGCCTTTCGGTACGGGGTATGGCTTTGATACAGGTTTCTTTTTTATCCATTCGCTCCGGCTCATGCCGTTTGGTGATTCCTTGATTTCGTCCATGCCGCTTATAACATCAACAAGCGTGCATCTGCAGTTCCATACTTCGCCCGGATCACCGTTAGGGTCGCCGGGATACTGCAGACCATTTGAGAACGTTTCTTCAAGTTCTCTGACCTCACCATGCAATTCCCTGTGCCATGTCCTTGTCCTGTTGTCCAGCGTAGCATACCATTGCTTTTTTACATCAACGCCGTACTCGTCACGGAGCGTGTACATAGCGTCCAGCTTCGCTTGGTTCTCTGCATTGGTGCAAGCTGTCCTTGCCGCCCTGATCGCTGCGCGTAAATCCATATTAGTAACGCGCTCAAGGTTCTCTGCTATGTCGTATATACTGCGTCCATGTTTCAGCCC